ATGAAAGTAGTATTTGCATCAAGAACAGGTAATGTTCAAAGTATTGTTGATCGTTTAAGTGTCGACGCCTTAGAAATATCTTCTGGAGATGAGGCTGTTAGCGAGCCGTTTCTCTTAATCACTTATACTGATGGTTATGGTGATGTCCCTATGGAAGTTGAATCATTTTTAAATAGTAATGGTGACCATTTAAAAGGTGTTATAGTTAGTGGTGATCAAGGATACGGTGAAGCATTCTGTAAAGCTGGTGACGTTATTGCTGAACAATACAATGTTCCTTGTCTTTACAAAGTTGAGAATGATGGAACTGATGAAGATATAGAGGAAATTAAAAAAATAATTAATAATCAATAGTTAAATATTTGCTGATAGAGGTTGCTGATATATCATACCTACAACGATAAAATTTCCTAATATAATTATTAGCACTCTTTAAAAGTAAAAAATAGTAAGAAAGGTATCCGTGATAAGCTATTCACCTTTTTCTCGAAGACATAGACGGATACTTCTTACTAAATTATCCCGTCGAAAACAATAATAGATTTAACTATTTTCCAAATTCCTTAAACATAGTAGTGAATTTCCTTTATATCAGTTCATTCTCTAAACATTCGTCCATGGTATTTTGTCCTTGAAATCATGGCATATTAGAAAGTGATAGAAAATGTAATTTATAAAATATCCTTCAAGTTATAAATAATATTTTCAAATGTAACGAACTTTAAATCCACATCCAAGTAAGTGATAAATAATTTAGCCATTATAATTATTACTGTATGGTTCGTAAGGGTTTTGAGAGGATTTTACTCCTTTTTACTCCCAAATACTTTCTAAGGTACTCATTCGAGTACCTTTTTTCTTTCACTAAAAATTGTTGTTACTTGTCTACGTTCGTCGGGATAGAGGTGGCCATAGATATCTAGTGTTGTACTTGTTTTGCTATGTCCCGCTATTTTAGAAACAGTATAATGATTAACATTAGCATGTATTAACATAGATATATAGCTATGCCTAAAACCGTGTATACTTATTTTTGGTAGAGCGGGGTCATTGTATCTAGATAACAAAACGTTTAAATATGTATAATACTCTCTGTAGGGGTATTCCTCGCTTTTTAAGACTTCTTTTAAATTTGGGGTCAACCAATCGGGAATTGGTACTATTCGCCGTGATTGCTCATTTTTAAACTCTGTAGACACAACAAGACCATTGCTAGTATTTTTTACTGTATGTGATAAATGCAATTCATTTTTATCTTCGTCTAAATCGGATAGGCTAAGTCCGCAAAATTCTCCCTTTCGCAATCCAGTATAAAATAGGGTGCAAAAAGCAATCTTGTGTTTTTTGTTCGAAACATTTGAAATAAATTGATTAAACTGTGATTCGTTCCAAAATTCAAGTTTAGGCTTGGTTGTTTTAGTTTTATCAATATATACAAAGGGGTTTCGATCAAGCGCCTTTTTTCTTATACACCAATTAAAGAATGCGCTTAATGCTCCCTCACGAATTCTAACCGTATTAGGTGATAAGTCTTTCTTTAAATCTTCAATCCATTCAATTAAATCATAATCATTTATTTTTGTGATTCTTACGTTTTCAAATCTTGCATATTTTTTTCTATAAGAAAAAGCAATATTACGAACGGTAGAGGGGGAACGTCCTTTATTTTTATAATCGGCAATATATGCATCATATAAATCTTTAAAAAGTAGTCCTTTGGCTACAACGACTTGATTAGTCCTATCTAGCAATAGTTCAGCTACTTTTTTTCTACCGTCTTTTATAGTTTTGGATGTAACAGTTTTTCTAATTCTGCTGCCGTCCGCTCTATAGCCTATATTCACGTCAAAAATATATCGTTTTTCGCCGTTTTTTAATATTCGGACTTTATATTCCTTTGCCATAATAAAAACACGTCCTTTCTTTGTTGACCTTAGACGTGTTCAAATGTTATAATTAAGCACGTAAAAGGACATTTAAGAGTTGTACTTTACGTTATTGACCACCGCTATGAGCAGTGGCTTTTTTTTATATTTTTGCTAGATTTTCTTTAATTATTTCTATACTGTTCTTTCTCCAACCATCAGCATTACGGTACGGATATTTAACATAGTGGTGTGCATAGTATCCTACATTGTACACTGCTAAATCCAAGTCTTTTAATTCGCTTGCATTTTCTGCATTGGAATTTTTTTCGATATATGTGTATATGTAATATCCATAATAAATTGTTTTTTCCATCGTTGTATTATCAACGGTCAAATTATCTACATTAGCTTTGATAAAATATAATCCATCATTGATTGTTGCTTCTGCCTCTTCTTTAGTTGCTTTTTCTCTGTCTTCTTTTGCTTTTTCAGCTATCTGGTCAACGGCACTGCTAGTATTGTGTTCTGATAAGTTCAAAACAAGATTTTCACTTGATGAAAATCCATAATCAATATTAGTTGTGCCTTGTTGCGATCCAATTATTGCTCCAGCAAGTAAAAGTATTAAAAATATTCCTATTACTATAGCTTTTTGCTTAATTCCCTTTCTCCAAAACTCTTTAAACTTCTTCATTTTTTCTTTCCTCCCATATATTATTTTATATAAACACCTAATGTGTGTTTATCGGTTAATTTCTAAAACATTGATAAATCAAAACATGTACCAATTTCAAATTTAAATTTATCAATAAGTTTTTCAACTTCTTTATCACATTCTTCAGCAGTCAAATTGCAATCGTGAGCAAAGTGGTTTTTTAAAACATGTGCTAACTCATGCAATAAGGCTTCTTTTTGAATATTGATAGCTTGTTTGCTGTTTATTACAATTTCATAATATTCGGTTGTATGCACGCACATTCCTTTCAATTTATTAGGCAAAATGTCGCTAAAACTTATAATTATATTGTTGAAACGACAAAAATCCTCAAAATTCATTTTTAATAATTCGTCAACCTCCATTACTTTATCCCTCCAAATATTATCTTCTCCCGTTTTGTAGCCCAATAATAACACTGATTATTATGTCAATTTCCTCCGGTGTAAGGTCTTTCGTTTTATCGAATAGTAAGGCGAAGTGATCATCATTTAGAATTCGTTTGTAGATATCTAACCTTTCGGGTTTATCTTTTAAATACTCCACAACATCATCGTAATCGCCATAATATGTATTTTTATCTACTTTTGTTTCTATGTCAGTGTTACCTAATAAGTAATCAATAGAAACATCAAAAAAATCAGCGAGTTTTAGTAGCATTTCGTTATCGGGAACTGATTTTCCATTTTCCCAGTATGAAATGCCGGTTTTAGTTATTCCTAAAATGTTACCCAATTGTTCGCCAGTTAAATGTTTTTGCTTTCTTAGCTGCTTAACTCGTTGTGCAAATCCCACGGATATCACCTCCTATGTTTAAATAATATCACAAATCACTCAAAAGTTACATAGATTGTAATAAAAGTTACATAAAATGTAATTATTTTCGCAATATTTATTGACAATTACGTAAAAAGTAATTATTATATAGTTGAAAGTTACATAGTATGTAACAAAAAGGAGGGTGTAAATTTGAATAAAGTTCTTAAAAGTATCATGGTGAGATATGATGTTACACAAGCTATGTTAGCAGAGTATTTGAATATTTCACGGAAAACAGTTTGTACAAAAATCAATGATGGAACTTTCACGCAAATAGAATTAATCAAAATTTTAGAATACTTTAGGAAATATGATAGAAGTCTAGGCGCTAATTTTTTATTAGAAGAAAAGTTACATGATATGTAACAAAAAAACAATAAGCAATTAAATGCTTAATGGAAAACCAATAGTGAAAGGGGTGAATTTAATGTTCAAAATAGCTCTTAATTTAGGAGATTTATTATTTCTAGTGTTTTTCGTTGCAACGTTTATTTACTGCGTAGGATCAGCGTTATTTAACTGGATAAAAAAGAGAAAGGAGCGTTAAAAATGTGCATTGAAGAACAGGTATACAACTTTATTGTAACTAATCATATTGGGAAAGAAAACATGGTTAAAAATCGTCAATTAAGGGTTTATTTTCCGCAAATTAAAAGTGACAAGGCAATGCGAAAAATCATTGAAAATATAAGGTTTAATCCTGATTTTAAATACTTTATAGGGAGTGTTAGTGGAAGCAAAGGTGGGTACTATGCATGTACGTTAAAAAGCGAAATTCAAGAAACCAAAAATAGCTATATGCATAGAGCGATGCAGATGTTGGAAAACAGCAAAAAATTCGAGAGCAAAGAGGTGATTGAGTATGCTGAACGTTAAAATACTATCTCTTATTTTCCCAGAAAGAACGAATAACACCTTATATGCGATGATTAGAAACTTAAAAGATAAATATAACTTGAAATATAAAACTGCTGAAATCCCGATAGATATTATCGTTAAGGAGTATGGAATTTCCTTTGAATCAATAACCGCATTAATTTTAGCATTTAGAAAAGAAAAAGACGACTCGTCAAAAGTCGCCTAAAGCTAAAAAATTATAAAACAAACAACAAGATTATAAAACAAGCAAGAGGAAGTGTCAAGAGTGAGGATAGATAATTTAACGGGTCGAGGAGTGCTGACGATAGTAATTGCAGTGATCTTGATAGCTTTTTTAACAAGTGGAATTATTGAAATGGTTTTATAGAAAGGAGTAGCTGAATGTCAATAATTAGAATGAACAAAAGTAGCGATTATACAGTAATGAGCAACACTCATTTGAAAGAAAAAAATATGTCACTTAAAGCAAAGGGATTGTTAAGTTTAATGCTTAGTTTGAGAGACGATTGGGAGTACTCGGTAGAGGGTCTTGTTTCTATCTGCAAAGAGAGTGAAGTGGCGGTGAAAAGTGCATTAAATGAGTTAAAAAAATTTAATTATTTAAAGGTCACAAAACTGTTACCGAATCAAACTGAAACGGGGCGAATTGAGTACATTTATGATATCTTCGAAAAACCACAACAAGACATAGAAAAACAAGGGGTAGAAAATCTAGGGGTTGAAATTCTAGATGTAGAAATTCAAGCGTTAGAAAACCAAGGACAATTAAATACTAAAGAATTAAATACTAAAGAATTAAATACTAAAGAATTAAATACTAAAGATATATATAATGCTCCAAGCAATGAAATTGCTACAGAGCCACCCGTAATCGAATTTATACTAAACGATAAAACTTACTACCCGATTACACAAAAGCAAGTTGATAAATGGTCGGAGTTATATCCTAACGTAGATGTTATGCAGCAGCTAAGGAAAATGTGCGGTTGGCTTGATGCTAATCCTAGAAACAGAAAAACCAAGGGCGGAATTTTAAAGTTTGTAAACGGCTGGCTGGCTCGAGAGCAGGATAAACCTAGAAAAGTACAACAGCAGACAACGAAAGACTTAGCACCAAATTTAGATTTTAATGAGTTTTACTAATGACACCAAATGAATTTGCAAAAGCAATGACATTTCTAGGTTTGAACTATAACAAAGGTTTTACACCTGAATATATAAAAATGCTGTATCCAAGATTTGCTAGTTACAGTTATGAGCAAATCAAAGAAGCAATACATAAATGTATCGATAACGAGAAGTACATTAACAACATAGCATACGACTTAGGGCAGTATTTGCCGTCTGTGGAGCGAAAAACTGAAAAAGCGTTGGAATATGCCAATGACTTCAAAACGTGCCCTAGGACTAAAAAAATGTGCCCTCTCGACGTTGTTTGGGTATGGGCGGTAATTAATTTTGACTAATGAAAGGGTTGAGAGGATGAAAGATAAAACACTTATTAAGATTTTGACTGTTATGTTAGCTATGTCGATTGCATTAGCTATTTATCAAAGTTGCTTAATCGTAAATCTAACAAGCAATCTAAAACTTGTAACTAAGGATCGTGACAAGGTAGTAGAAATGTATAACGAAAGGAATAAATAAAAATGGAACTAGAACAAGCAAGCGATATAGCAAGACTACAAGATGCAAATATATACGCTTTAAAAAATACCGCTAGTCAAAGCGATTTGAAAAGATTTATGGAACTTAGAAACGCTAATGAGAAATTAGCTGAACTACAAGCGATGTATTACGATTTAGAACAGTATAAAGAAACCGTAGACGATGTAACGACTTGCATGACAAGTATTTCTAAAGATTTATTTGATATCGGCTATGGAAACAACGAAGCAATAAATTGGAAAGAAGTATTTAACTTTCTGTTGGATGATATCCAAGAGGGCATAGAAGATTATCAAAACATCATTAAAGAACTGGAGGGATAAAAATGGAAAACAATAAAGCAGTAAAAATTGGTTTGTATGAAAAATTAGCAAATATCCAAAATGAGTTAAAAGCACCAAAAGGACAGTATAACAAATTCGGTAATTATTATTATCGAAGCTGCGAAGATATTTTAGAAGCATTGAAACCGATATGCTTTAAATACCGCACGGCACTTATTGTTCAAGACGAATTGGAAAGCATGAACGAAAGATATTACATAAAGGCAGTGTGTGAATTACGCGATTGGGATAGTGATGATGTGATTATTACACATGCATTTGCCAGAGAGCCTATGACAAAAAAAGGAATGGACGACAGTCAAATAACGGGTACTGCTTCTAGCTATGCTCGTAAGTATGCTTTAAACGGTCTGTTTAACATTGATGATACAAAAGATGCTGATACAAACGAAGTGAAAGAAATAGAAAAGACGGCCAAGAAAGAACAAAAAATAACGCAGGAACAAAAAGATATTATTAAAAGCTATATTACTGATTTTTCGATTGATATAGTTGGTAATTTTATTAAAACTACTGGAAAAGATAAATTAAATTTGTTGACAAAAGACGAAGCCGATAAAGTTATTGAGTATTTAAAAAGCAATGAGTTCGGTGAAGCTATGGAAATGAAAGCGAAAAAAAATAATCGGGAGGGAAAAACAAATGTCAATTAATTGTGTCGCATTGGTAGGAAGACTAACAAGAGATCCAGAATTACGAAGGACCCAACAAGGTGATGCGGTTACTTCATTTACTTTAGCGGTAAATCGTAATTTTACAAGCAGAGATGGTCAACAACAAGCAGATTTTATTAATTGTGTCGTGTGGCGTAAACCTGCTGAAAATGTAAACCAATACTGTTCTAAAGGAAGTTTGGTAGGCGTGGAGGGTAGAATCCAAACACGCAGTTACGACAATTCACAAGGTCAAAAAGTAAATGTAGTTGAAGTTATTTGCGATAGTGTGCAGTTTTTGGAAACTAAACCAAAGGAAGAACCAAAGAACAAGTATGATGTTAAAGACCCAAGGTTTGATGATTTAAAGCAAAACCAATATGACATTATGGAAGACGATTTGCAGTTCTGATGATTAAACTTTTAGGAAAATATTTACATAGAGTAATCAATTACGAAACGGGAGATTTGGAGATTACTTTTACAATAAGTGATTACAACTCTAAAGCTAACACCGATGAATTAGAAAAAGAGTTGTATTCACTTGAAATAAAAAAACCTAGGTCTAAAAGGTCATTAAATCAAAATGCGTATTTGTGGTCTCTTGTTCATGAACTAGCTTTGAAAATGGACGAAGACGAAATGGACGTGTATATAAAACTGATTGGTGGAACTAAAGTAAAATATGAAGTTTTAAAAGTATTAGCGATAGCTGAGAATGATCTTAAAAAATGTTTTAGAATTGTTAAGCTGCTTAAATACGATGATACAAATAAAGATTATGCATATTTCCAATGTTACTATGGTTCATCTACATTTACAACCGAAGAAATGAATAAATTAATTGATACTGCGATAAGCTGGTGTAATGAGTTAAATATACCAACGTTAGATGGTGGTATATATGGCTGAATTTATTATCTATGGGCGTTTAGATGGACTTAACGAATATACAAGCGCCAATCGGTCTAACCGTTACAAAGGCAGTCAGATGAAGCTTAAAAACGAATCTATCGTAATAGAAGCCATAAAGAGATATCAGCTACATAAAATAAAAAAATATCCTATCAAACTAAAGATTACATGGTATGAAAAAAATAAACGTCGTGATGTAGATAACATAACTTTCGCAACAAAATTTATTCAAGATGCATTAGTTAAACAAGGGATAATCATTGACGATAGCCAAAAGTATATAAATCAATTACGGCATGATGTAAAAGTTGATAAAGAATACCCGAGAATAGAGGTGCAACTGATTGAAAACAATAATACAAGATAAAAAAGTATGTTACTTATGCGGTACAACTTTAAATTTAGAAGATCACCATTGTTTGAATGGGAGTGATAGGAAGAAATGTGAAGAAGATGGGCTAAAAGTATGGCTATGTGCTAATTGCCATCGCATAGCGCCTTATTCTGCTCATAGGAGTATAGAAACTAGGATAAGACTAAAACGTGTAGCACAAGCTAAATATTTAGAAACTCATACTCAAGTCGAGTGGTTTAGACGATATTATAAGAATTATTTATAGAGTATTATAAAAATTTAAAATTAAAGAAAGGAAATGGTTGTGCGCACATAAAACCATGGTTTCCTTGGATTAAAAAAATGAAAGTATTAAGTTTATTTGATGGTATTAGTTGTGGAATGGTAGCACTGGAACGAGTTGGAATTCCTGTTGATAGATATGTAGCATATGAGATCGAACCAAACGCAATAAAAATAAGTAAAAAGAATTATCCGCAAATAGAACAATGTGGCGATGTAACAAAAGAAGATTTTACAAAGTACAAAGATTTTGATTTATTGATAGGCGGCAGCCCATGCCAGGATCTAAGCAATTATAAATATGATCGTGGAGAGGTTACAGGTCTAAAAGGAGAAAAAAGCAATTTGTTTTATCATTTTGTTAGGGCATTAAAGGAGTGTAAACCTAAATACTTTTTATTAGAAAATGTTGCCAGCATGGAAGATAAATGGGCTAACGTAATTTCAAGAGAATTAGGTGTAGAACCTATTTTAATAAATTCATCACTTGTTTGTGCAGCTGAAAGAAAAAGGCTTTACTGGACAAACATTCCTAATATTGAACAACCGCACGATAAAAAAATTGTCCTTAATGATGTTGTTCAACAAGCTGAAAATGTACCGCTAAAATATTGGTACAACAAGCCATTCACATATAACGGTGATGATAAAAAAGTACAGTGCACATTGCATATTAATGGGCATAGAAACATGAAAGAAGTTTATAACCTAAATGGTAAATGTAATACGTTGCTATGTGATGGAGACGGTGGAAACAGGCAAAAAAAAGTTTTCCAAAATGGAAAATGCAGAAAGCTAACGCCTATTGAGTATGAAAGACTGCAAACACTTCCAGACAATTACACAGATTGTGTATCTGATAGTAGGCGTTATACAGCCATTGGAAACGGATGGACTGTTGATGTAATAGCGCATATTTTTAAAGGAGTAAAACAATAGAAAGAGGGAATATAAATGAAAGTTAAAACATTAAAAACAAAACCAAAGTATTTTGAAATGCAGTTGAAAGGCATAAAACATTTTGAAGTTAGGAAAAATGATCGTTATTTTCAAGTTGGCGATATTTTATGCCTACAAGAATTTGACCGCGATTATACCATGAGATTTTTCCATGTAGAGGTAACTTGTGTAATTTATGATAGCGAGTATTGCAAAGATGGCTACGTAGTTTTAGGAACACGAAAAAGGTTAGATTTAGGTGCTAACTTGCTAAGATAGAAAACGAATATAGTAAAGGAGAATTTTAGAAATGTTAAGGATAGAAAAGATTAAAGAAAAGATTAAAAATTTTGATACAGATGTTACTGCTGATGAGCTTCTCTCTTGCTGGTTACATCGAATTACGACAAATTCCAGTGTTAACAAACACAATTGCAGTGGATTAGTATGTTCAGAATGTTTAAGGCGGTCGTTGCTGGACTTATTAGAAGAATATAAAGAAGAATATAAAAAACCTGTTAAATTAACAAAATTTGAATATGAATATTTAAAAGTTGCTAAAAAAGAGGGATTTAATTTTATTGCAAGAGATAAAAGTAACAGATTGTATGGATTTGAAAAGCAACCTACAAAGGGTAATGCAACGTGGGGTAGCCGTGGTGATTATGTAGGCATGTTCAAGTCAATATTTAGTTTCGCTAAATGGGAAGATGAAGAACCATATAGCATTAATTCGATTTTATCTAATTGTGAGGTAATTGAAGATGAAAAAAGTTAATCCAGCGGATATATTAATTAGTCCGCTTGGAATGGAAAATTTATTAGTTATTAATCAATCTAATGATGAGGTAATTAAAAATAATGAATTACTTTTGGATAAACTGTATTTTTCTTTAGAAGAGGTGTTAAACGGTTTAAATAAAGACGGACATTATTTAATTATTGTTGAAGGACCACTTAAAGGCGAAATTTATCGATATAACAATTATGGTGGACAAGAAGTATATTTGATTGGAAAAACGTGCGGGTACGCATGAAAGGAGGATTAAATAATGCCTAAATATAGAAAGAAACCCGTAGTTGTAGAAGCTATTCAATGGAATGGTGAAAATGTTGGAGAAGTAATTAGTTTTTGTAAAAAGAATGTTCTATTTAAATTTGATGATTATGGTAAAGATATTAATTTAACAATAAATACACTTGAGGGTGATCACCTAGCAAAAGTTGGTGATTACATCATTAAAGGTGTTAAAGGCGAACTTTACCCATGTAAGCCCGATATTTTCGAGCAAACTTATGAGGAGGTAATTGAAGATGGAAATTTGGATTAGAAGTCAAGATCAATGTCAATTGGCTATATTTATGGATATTTATATAGAAGATAGTTACAATGGTGACTTTGAAATATATGGGTGTACTTGTAGCGATGAGTCAAATATGTTAGGTAAATATGATAATAAAGAAAAAGCAGTCAAAGTATTGGATATGATACAAGAACATATTGAAACACGTAGTAATAATGTATTTCAAATACCACAAGATATTATAATAATCGATGACGACGAGGTGGAAGTATGAGTAAATTTAAAAAGATAGCTATTCTATCTATGATGTTGTTTTTATTAACTGGTTGTGCATCACAATTAAAAAATGGAACAGTTATAGTTGTTGAAAAAGAGTATCACAAGCCATATACAACAATTACATTTACTAGAGCTGGTAAGGCAATGATACCGATAAGAAATCATCATAATGAAGAATATAAAGTGATAGTAAAACAGTTTGATGATGATAAAGATGAATATATTGAAAAAGGAGTAGAAGTTGACAAACAACTGTATGACAAAGTTAAAGTTGGGGATGAGCTAACATATAAGTCTGGAGGGTTGTTTGTCAATAGTGATGAAGATGGAAAATAAATATCAAGAAGCATTAGATAGGTTATTAAACGATGACTACGATTTCCCACATGATTTTTATGAAGAAGATAAAGCTACTGCAATGGAACGTGATATTAACACTCTACAAGAATTAGTTGATAAAGCAACGCCTAAAAAAATTATTTATGAAGATATAGGGTATGATCATTATAAAAATGTAAATGTGTATGGGTGTATTTGTCCATCATGCGGATTACATATAATTGAGTTCACTGATGATGATGTATCAACTGATAGCGATGATATAGAAACTATGTTTAATAGTTCGATGGTACATCATGGTCACCAAGGATTAAATAATTTTTGCAATAGATGTAGTCAAGCTTTTGATTGGAGTGATGAAGATGACCGCTAAAGAAATGTTTGAGGAATTAGGATTTGAATATAAAAAGTATAACAGAGGATTTGCTTATGAATATGATGATGGTAATAAAATAAAATTCATTCATTTTATAATGGATAGACAAACATATTGCACAAATATATATCATGTTTCAACACAGTTACATAATGCAATAACAGCACAAATGAAAGAACTGGGGTGGATTTGATTGGAAATAAAGAAGCAATTTACAAATGTGAAGTAATGCATGATTTGAAAGCACTGTTTGATAATGCTGGAGATTATTTTGAAGATGAATATGAGCTTGTAAAACAATATATCGAACAGTTGGAACAAGCATTAGATAAAGCGTGTGAAGAATTAGAAACATTTGATATGACATTTAATGATGGTGATTTTATTGATGTAAAAAACAAAGAACAGTGGAAAGAGTGGACTTTACAAAGTAGAAAGTAACACCCTGAAAGTGCGATTTTACGTAAATCAGGGGTACGGTAACTTTTTTAAAAAAATAATAATGAAAAATCCGCTAAAAGTGTTGATGGCTATAGAGTTTAAACGATTTAGGTTATCTGTCAAAAAAATTGACACTCTTAGGGATTATGTAACTTTTTTA